ACTATTTCTAATACCTGCATGAGTATCATTTAAAATTGCTACTTTCATTTCATAAACCCCGTAAGATCTGAGTCCACATGACGAGTTCTTTTCTTTTTTATTTTTTGACTCTTAGCAAATTCTTTAACTGTTTTATCTTTTTCCTTAACATAATCAATGCGTTCTCTGAGATCATCAACAAAGGCCTGAGTCTGTCTAGAGGCATGATCATTATCAATTTCTTCAGCGACAAGTAATTCTATTCCTGACTCTGACAAGTATTTTAATTTAATGTCTTGTTGTTTCTTTTCCTTTTCAATACGTCTCAGGAAGGCGTACCAAGAGATCTGAGTGAAGTAAGCGAATGCATTGGGTTTCCCTGTACGTGTAGCCGTCTCCAGATTATAATTCTCAATTGCTTTCAAACAGTTCTCAACTGCGTCCATCACCATTTCTTCTCTGTAAGTATACCGCACAAAGTTTGCCTTGTGCGACAAACCCTCTGCAATTTTTAAGAAACATCTTGCAATATAATCTGTTACGACAGGTTTTATTTCTTGTTTTTCTTTTGCTTCAAGCGCAGTTGTAACATAATCAACCACCGCTTGAGAAAATTCAGCATTGTTAACGTAGTGTGGTTTATCTTTAGGTTTCATAGGTATACCTCATAATATTTCATTCATTATACACTAAAAAAAATATTTTGTCAACGCTTGACAAACATAATGTTTTTGTGTTATACTAGAGCTTAACTCGCCGGGGAAAGAATAGAATATACTTAATTAATGGACAGTATCATCTGTAGGGAATTTAATAATGTTGGATGCTGGTTTATCAGAATCAATACGTTGATTTATATTTTCAGAGTCTTTTAATCCAAACAATTGTTTTAAAGATTCAGATAGTTGTTTAAGACCATTTAATTTATATTTTTCATACTCTTCTAATCTATTTTTAGTGACTATAGCAGATTCTTTTAATGCAATATTATATTGATCAACTAGATATTCAGTAGGCCGATTCATTGTTATAACATGATCACTGTTCATCATTACATAATCTTTATCATCTTCTAAGAAATGGATCCATGATCTAAATGCATATGCTCGATCACCACCATCATATTCATAATTAACAATAGTCATAGCATTACGAATAATCAATTGATTGGAGTCTTCATCAGGCCACTCCATAACCTCACAGACAATCTCGCTGCCGTTAGTTAATTTAAACTGTGCTAAGTCTTTTTGATTATCCATTATAGTTTTAACCTAGTTAACTTATGTTTAAACTTTTCACTATTATATATCTTAATTCTTTCTGCACTATGCCGCAAAGTAAAATTAGGTTTGCCCTTTGATCTTAAATCATCTGCCAAGTCGTAAAGCTTCGTTGTTCTGCCATCATCTGACAATCGTAGACCTCTACCAATGGACTGTAACACTCTGATTTGTGATTTACTGGGAGATGCGAAAACAATATTGTGAATGTTTTTAATATTGATACCAGTAGAAAAGGTACCAAGACTAGCAATAACAATTGAATTGTTCTGAGTTTCAACGATATTACGAATTGCTTCTCTGTCATTGGTTTTTGTTTCTCCTGACACATAGAACAGTTTTCTTCCTTCATCTATTTTATCCTCAACTAAATCTCTTAAAACTTTACCGTGTTTATCTACTAAATTAAAAAGTACAAGTGTATTGCCATCAAGAGACAAAGCAAGATTTCTAATAAAGTTGTTGCGTTTTTTATTTCCCACTAAGAAATCAATTTCTTCCTGATACGTGCACCCGTATAATCTATCCGCATCTTCTTTCAAATGTTCCAAAAGAATAATATCTATATCTAAACTAGCTAGTTGGTTCTTCTCTTGTAAGGTGGATGTAGTGGTCACTCTGTGCACTGGACCAAACAGGCCTTCTAAAACTAACTTATGTACCTGTGTTCCATCTAATGTGCCTGTTGTACCAAATCTATAATCAGCGTTGTATGATTTGTTCATAATAGATGATAATGATTTAGATTTAAAGCCGTGAACTTCATCCCCAAATATGCAACCAAAATCTTCAAACCATTTAGGCCCGAGTTTATAGATAGACTGCCATGTAGTAATGATTATTCGTTTATTTGTTTCTTTAAGTTTACCACTGTATATTATATGAAACAAATCTGGGTCACAACCATAGTCAGTGAAGTCTTTCAACATTTGTTCTACCAAAGATGTTGTAGGAACAATAACTAAAACTTTCTTATCATGATTTTGCAAATACCAACGCATCAACAAATAAATAATAAGTGATTTGCCTGAACCTGTGGGTGATATTAAAATAGATCTTTTGAATTTAATTGCATGACAAACAGCATCATATTGATAGTCACGTGGAGCAAATGGCAGATTAAGAGTAGATATCCATTTCATTGTTTCTATATGATTGACTTTATTGGTATCATAAGGAAGACCATAAGGACCATCTAGAACCTTAATACCATAACCACGTTGCATACAAAATTTTTTAATTGACCAATAAAGACCAGCATTAATTTCACCGTTGGTCCGGTTCAACATTCTAATCTTACCGTCCCAGCGCCTTGCTTTTACCGCAGGCATAAACTTAGCACCTGGAACTTCGAATGTAAAATATTCAGATAACTCAGACGCAACGGATTGATCACAGTCTGTCAACTGCAACATCGCATGGTCTTTTAATCTAAAAGTTATAGTTTGCAACTAGAACCCAGCCTCAAATTGTTTCCATTTTATAATATTACCGATTGTTTGATGACGCCATTTAAGATTTTCAACAATCTCTTTTAGAGTATCTATGAAAGTTTTTAAGTATTGTATTTTAGCTTCACTTGCTACAAGTTCAGGATCTGCTTCAACATAATGTTCCATCTCACCTTTTAGAATCTTCAGTCCGTCAAACGGGTCTGGATCCCATCCCAATTCAAGAACTTCTTCATGTGCCATTTTACCTTGATACCATAACCACTTTTTTTTCATTAGTTCTTTCTGTTTAAATTCAGCATCTTTAAGACGCAACTTTACTTGACTCAAAAGTCCAAGATATTTTGCATGTAGTTCGGGAGTAATTCTAGATGATTCATCGATAGATGATAAGTCAATACGACAATCTTTTGACCATTGTTCTAACACTTGTTCTAAATTCATTAAGCAATCTCATAGTAAAATATATTTAATTATATCATAAAAATTCAAAATAATCAAATCTGAATGTCATTGGGGCAGTTATATATGTGTCTTCGTTGGTCGATGCTAATTGCACATCACCTAAACTAATAGGGAATGCGTTAACGTACTGGAATTGCCGGTTAGAATTATTTGAACTAGTTAATATTTGTACTCTAATGTCACAATAATCTGATAAAGACGTATCATTTTTTTTATAGAGAACTCCAGAATTTAAATTGTGTTTAGTTTCTACTATCTGTTCCATCCAATTATATATTTCTCCGTAAACATTCATCTGTTCGTCAAGGATAACATCTAAAGTTACAGATCCAAATTGAATTGCATCACCAATAAAAGGCACAGAACCTATTCTAGGTCTTCCAATTTCAGTAGCTTCTAACTCCATACTTGGGTGAGTAATAGACTGAGACATAAAAGACAAATATGGTAACCTATTTTTCGACACAACAACCTTGAACCCTGTAGGTTGTAAGAAATTTGTTTGACAATAGTCTTGCATACAACACCTTTAGTGAATAACTAAAATTATTTATACGTAAAAAAAAGGGCGCCGAAGCGCCCTAAAACATATTATTGTTTTTATTAGATATCTTAAGCGAGAATATTGTCTACGCGGAAGATTCTGTAGTACTGGTTAGAACGAGATGATCCTAAACCTACTCCATTAGCAGCGCCAGAAGCACCTTCAGAGTAAGGGTTAGATACCATACCATAACGAGTCTTGAACCCGATACGTGGTTGGAAGTCATTCTCGCCAACAGCACGTACCATTTGGAGAGGTACGTAAGGGCAGTAGAATACACCAGCGTCATAAGGATTGGTGCCTTTGTAACCAACAGTTACATAGTCAGCAACCGCATATGGGTCGATGTAAACTTTAGTGCGACCGTTGAGAACACCAGCGAAGGTGTTACCAGTGTCATCTACGTTCAAAGAAGTAGATAGAGCAGGTGCGTAATCAAGCATACCAGCTGCAGTCAAGGCAGTAGCAACATCTGAAGAACAGATGATGAAGTTACCCTTACCACGACGAGTTTCTTTAGCGATTACGTTACACTCACGCTCCAATTGAACCAAAAGTCCCTTGAACTTCTCAACTGACCAACGACCATCAGCGTCAGTAGCGAGGTCAAAGATACCAGCAGTCTGGATACCAGGCTGTCGTGAACCAATCTTCGCTTGGCTGTTGATAGTTCGGATAACTTCACGATTAATTTCAGCAAGAATCTCAGTTGACAAAATGTTTGCCAATTCAGTTTCAGCGTCAAGACCGTGGATTGCCTTAAGATCTTGAGCAAGTTCTAAGGTGTACTCTGCTTTCAATGCACGAGACTTAGCAACAACGCTAGTCTTGTCAATGGTGAAACCCATTTCATGGAAAGTGCGACCAGGATCCCCCGCCGCGTCAAGTGCACCAGTGCCTAAGTTTTCAGCAGCAACCGTTGACATTGCTCCACCAACCGTAGGTACGTAAAGATCGCCTGAGTCAACAATAGATGAATCAGCTTTATCACCAGCTCCTAGGCCAGGATCAGAAGCACCGACCAAACCAGAAGGACCACGAGCATCGTGTCCATCTACAGTTGAGTCACCTGAGTAAGCAGTTTGAGCTTCGTTGAACAATGCTTCTGTACCAGCTGCACCAGCACCAGCACTTGGAGTCTGGTATTGTGAACGCATTGCAAAGATAAGACCAGTAGGACCAGTCATAGGTTGTACGCCACATACGTCATATGCCATCAAATTAGGCATAGCACGACGAACAAGGGCGATGAGTACAGGGTTCCAGTTATCAGCTGCACCACCAGTTGCAACTGAACCACCACCAGCTGCGTTACCCGCAACTTCATTAATTACACCCTGTTCGATGAGGGCTTTTTCTTGGTTCTCAAGTACTGCAGCTGTTACACTACGACGATGTGAGTCAACAATTTTACCAGCAGACTCTTCGTTAAGTACTGGAGACCATTTTTCTACTAATCGATCATACGATTCCATAGAGATACTCCTTATTTATTTGATTTTTTGATTGCGGAAAGGTACTGTGACATTGCAGAAGAGACTTCAACAGTATCATCAGACCAATCGTCACCTGTTTCTTCAGAAACTTCTTCAGTGATTTCTTTCTTAAAATAAGACTCTTTAACAGTCTTAACTTTATTGGCGAAAGATTCTTCATCTTCGAAGTCTAATGATTCAACTAATGACTTTAATTTTTCAACTTCAGTTTCGGCCATATCACGAGCACTTTCGCGAACGATTATTTCACGTTGATATGATTCCAATTGTGAAGACATTTCAATTACAGAACCAGTTTGAGCATTAAGTTTTTCTTCAAGCTCTTTAACAGTTTCTGCAAGTTCATCAACTAGGTCAACCTTAGTTTCAGGAACATCGATGTAAGATTCAACAAACAGGTCTTTCAACGAGTTCATAAAACCTTCAGCGATCTCAGTGCGAAGACCAGTCTCCACAGCAAGTTTGTTTTCTTCCATCCACTGTTCAACTACGTAGTTGAGGTATGAATCAACTTTTTCCACGAGATCAGAACGAGTAGATTCAAGTTCTTCTTCGAGGCGAGTTTCATATTCATCTTCTAACCGAAGTACCTCTTCTGAGATTTTCGATTTGATTGCAGTTTCGAAAATTACAGCAGTTTTCACTTTAAACTCATCTGATAATGTGGCTTCACTTTCTACTAAAGCATTAAGGTCATCAGAAAAATCATAAGATGTTTCAAAAACTTCTTCATCTTCTTCTGTAATCTCTTCGACTTCTAATGCATTAAGAAGAGCTTCGAGATCTTCTTTCTTCATTGATGCCATTGCTTTGTAACCAGCGTTAACCATTGCTGCTTTGGATTTAGATCCATTACCTTGCGGTGCCGGTTCATCTTTTCCATCTTTATCACCTTTGCGCTTGGGTGCTTTTTTAGTAGAAGCAGTTGCTGCTACTGAAGCCACACTTTGTGCTTCGGCGTTTTTCATATCGTGAGCTTCCTCGACTTGATTGTCCTCGTCGTGAAGTTCAACATTGTCTTGATCAGACATACATGACTCCTATTTTTTAGACTTGAGCAACGAGAGGAAATTTTTAAACTCACGAACCTGCGTCTCATAAAGATGCTTTTTCGGAGCGACTTTAATTTCTGTCTCCATTTCTTCAATTACTTGAGGTTGAATAATGCCATTATTCCATACCCACTCTACGCCTTCCATTATGCCATTGACAAATGCGGCCGGAGCGGATGGATCTTGTACGATATCGATTGTATTTAACATAAAATCGTCACGTACATAATTAACACCATTTCTACTCTCAAGACTACCCATACCACGAGTTGACACTCCTAGTTGAACGCCACCTTCAAGAAGACCTTTTACAATCTGTCCCATAGGAGTATCCAAAATTTGTGCCTTTCCAACAACATCATTACCTTTCCATTCAAGGGCGGTAATGAGATGAGAAACTTTATCAAGATTCACTGTAGGTCCTTCAGGATGATTTAACTCACCGACAGACCTTTTTTGTGACACTTGTTCGGTAACATACTTATCTACAGCCTTTTCCATAATAGGACGAGGATAAATACGACCATTTCTATTCTTTTGTTCTGCTTGTGCAAATACACCTTCGATAGCAAACGATTTAGGTTTGCCATCTTTACCTTCAGTGATAACAGTCTCAATTGACTGATCAATGTATTCTGCCATTAATTTCATTTACATTTCCTTAGCAAAAGTAACACCCATCTTTTCAGCTTCTTTTTGGTTACGATAGGTATCCAATTTATCTCCGTCAATGTAAACAGAGAACCCTTTCTTATCTTTATGAATCATAACAGTATGTTTGTTAACCTTTTTCTGGAAAACATGTTCTCCATCAGGCATCTTTTTTTCTCGTATGTTCTTAAAAGATTTCATAACTATTATTTATACAATCTTAATCTTCAACGGGTTCTTCACTTTCTTCAGGTTCATTGTTATAAATTTGACCGGCAATTCTTAATTTAGCTTGGTCTAACGCATCTTGCAACCTATCACTGACCATATCATCGAACTGTGTATTAGCCTTTGTAAACTCTTTGTTTTGAATTGCATTTATAAAATCATTAATATTGTTTTTTTCTAAATCGATATCATTAGGGGTAACCTCACCAATAACACCATCTGGTCCTAAATCTATCTCATCAAATGTTTCTGTATCTACTTCACTCATTTTATATCCTCGCTATGTAAGATGTTTTCTTCAAGTTATCTTTTAGTTTTTTACCAGTAGAACCTGCTACGTTGTGTTCTGAAAGTAACTCATCCCAAACCTGATCCGC